CCTAGCAAAAGTATTATAGTCCATAGACTTTCTGTTATCAAATGTGTCACCCAAATCAAAGACTGTGGTGATACCTTCTCGTTCAAGAGTAGGGAAAAATATCTCATCATAAAATTTCTGCCAGTAGTTCCAGAATGCTAAGGATCCTTTACGACCATCTAGGTGCTGGTCTGTAATAATTGCTATCTTCATTTAGATCTATTATGAAGAACAATAAATTTATCTGCTGCAAATGTACCAGCAAGACAAACCTCTATCTCATCCCCATCCTTCCAGTTAACAGTACCATCTTTCTTTGTATGCAGTAAAGCTATCTGAAGATCATCTATGATCTTTTGAGTTAATCTCATGTATTTAAAACCCAGATTAATCTACAAACCATTCCTACTATTAAAATATAGTAACTCCACATAATCCACATACCTATGCGATTATGCCTACTCCCACGCTTATAGGGATGTACTGCTAGATGGGGTGATCTATCCCACCCATCAACCATATAATCTTTAGTATCTAGTTTCATAGCATTCGTGTCTTAATAGTATATACTGCTCTACTGTTAGGGTAGAGTTCTCTCAATTTTTTAACTACTGCTATTTGTATTTCAAGGAGTGTCATAAGGTTTTATAATAATGCGATTGTTTTCATAGTCTGCTTTGAATTCTAATGCTACTTCGTTATCCCACATTAATTCTTCATATAATGCGTTAAGACGATCCATGTCTTCCCATAGATCGTTTAAGTGTGGTGGCAAATGATCTTCATCCATTAGCGGTTCATTTTAATTTCTATGTTTTCCTTAATGCTACCCATGTCTGCTTGATTAGCATTCATTCCTTGCATATCACCAGAATATGTGTCAGTGTGCATAACTTCATCGTAACCAGACTTCTCAAGAATCTTATTCTTAATTTCCATCTGCTTCTTTTCTTTCTGTATCCGTCTTAGGAATGCATAGTATATAATCTGAGTAAAGTAAGCAAAAGGATTACTAGATTTAGTTGGATCAAAATTATCTATGTACTGTAAGCAATTTTCAATGCCATCACATATCATGTCCTCACGGAACATGTAGTTGACAAAGTTTGGTTTGTATGATAAATGTGTTGCTATCTTCAAGAAGCACTCGCCTATGTAATTAGGAACACGAGGTCTTGTGTCCTCGTTCTCACGTGCCTTTATGACAGAATTACGATAGACAGTAATTGCTTCTAGAAACTCTTTATTATTGACATAATATTCTGTCTTCTTTTTCATTCGTGGCATGACTGCTCCCTTAAGTATAGGTGAATATGCTGTTATTGTCAAGGGGGCTTGACAGACAAAGACAAACGCAGTAGACTAACTCTGTCAGGGTTCAAGGGAACCTCTAGCTTCTTTTATACAGATCCTCTAGGAATTGTTTTGTTTTATTTACGGAACCTAGGTTTCCCATCTGACGAGTAAATTCTTGTGGTGCAGCAGTATTTCTAAAAGTTGATAGTTCTACTATATGTCTTTTTACTGCCTCGTCATAAAATCTTTGGATATTTTTATCTTCAATTTCAGTCATAGTAATAACATGTTGTTTTGGTAAGACAAACATATTATCAAAAGTTGAATGTATCCATTCGGTTAAAGCAAATCCATTTACTCTAATGTTTTTCTTTTGCTGATCAAAATGAACAACAGACATAGGATTTTCTAGCACAAGGCTATCATCATCAGGCATGTAAGAGACTTTTGATATTATCTCTTCGCCAGTAATAATCTTTATTGTTGCTACAAAATCTTCTTCTTGCATATTAACCTGCTTTAAGATTTACTTTTATGACCTCATATTTAAAGTTTTCTTCATTATATATGTTAACTCTCTCATTTAAATGACGGAGAGTATAGTTCTGACCACCAATGTCATCTGCAATATCATAAAGAGTAGCTATAGTTTTACCTTCTCCTTTACGGAGAACCCTACCTATAGACTGGAGGTTCCTGATTCTTGACTTTGAGGGACTAGCAAATATGATATTATGGAGACGTTTAATGTTAATGCCAGTGCTAAAAGTACCATAAGAGGCCACAATAATCGCATTATCTTCCTGTTCTGTAATTAATCTAACTTCTTCACGATCTTCCACCTCAGTGCCACCGTGAACAAAGAAGACTTTACGGTCTTCTTCTACTGTACTATTTATTAATGCATATAAAGGTTCTCCGTGTTTTTCAATGTAGTTAAATAGTACTAGGGTATTCCCTTCTATATCTTTAACTAAATTTTTAATCAAGTTATTCCTTCCCTTATGCTCAACTAGATAATCTATCTCATCATGATATGTTTCAAAGTGTTGAGCAGGGTGTTTACAAAGCAGTACTTTGATCCTAAATTTAGATAGGTATCCTGATTTGATAAGATCATCTGTCTTGGTTACCCTATCACATGATCCAAACAATCCTTCTAGTACCCACTTGTGAGTCTTACTCCCATCTAGTGTACCAGTAAAACCAAATCTATACTTAGCGTTATGTAACTTAGTCATGATGCCAGTAAGAGATTTACTTTTAAACAGGTGTGCTTCGTCACCTATAACACAATCAATATCATCAAAATATCTTTTAGGAAATTTATAGATTGATTGCCACGTAGATATGATAATATTCTTATTAGTATTCTTATCCTTACCCCCATATATCTTATGAACGTATTCATCCGCAGACCACCCGTAGTCAATGAAGTCGTTGACCATCTGCTCAACAAGGGAAGTAGTTGGGACGATTATAAGTATCTTCTTTGTGGTGGCAGCATAGTATCTGACGAGGGCGTAGATCATAAGAGACTTCCCAGATCCCGTAGGAGAAAGTAACAACTTTCTATTATTCTTTATAGCCTCGTACACTGCCTTGTATTGGTAGGGACGAGGTTTTATATTGCAAATTTTATCCATGAATGTTTTGACACCAGGTGGTGTAACAAAATCATTATCCTCAACTATATCACCATACCATTCATCATGTGCATGGTAAACTTTATATTCTCTTTCGTCAGCCCACGATTGTAAGTGATCTACAAGACCACAATATAAAGCACCAGTAGCAGGTGAATATAATTGTATAGTACCATTCCAGTGTCTATACCTAGGATTCTTTTTTAAATACTTTGCTTCAGGAACTTCAAACGTGAAGTAGTCTGCTAGTTCCCTATGAACATGCTCCTCTTCAGAATGAATTGTGATGTAAACTTCATTCTTCTTTTTTACTAAGAGGTGTGTCATTACTGTCCATTAATAAACTTTTCCCACTCAATAGCACTTTTGACTTGGAAACCTCTATTTGATATTTGTTTCATTACTTGATCTAACCAGTAAAGCATCTGATCAAGGAACCTAATTTTCGCTTCTAAGTTTATGACTTCATCATCAGACTCTACATAAACTTTCATCTTATCTTGAGTTGAGATCCTACTACCAAAAGGTTTTTCAGCGTAGACCTTTGCGTCAGCTTCTCCTCCATAGTATTCACGCTTCTCTCTAATCAGTTTGCGAATTTCAAATTCAAGTGAGGTTTTAATCTGAGATATATCAGTGTAGTGGTTTAAGTATTTATTATGGATATAAGGAATGTCAAGTGCTACCTGTGCTAGGTCAGCACTGTACTGTTTATTCTTAAACTCAAAGTCTACGTGACTATCCTCTGCCCACTCTGCTCTCAGTTTTTCAAATTTATTACGAAGGCTTTCAAAGTTCATACAAATTCTAACCTTGCGAATGATTTTTCATTTAATCGTTTCTGTATGAGTTTACCATAATCCTCATGTAACTCACATCCTATGTACTTCCTACCATGTGTCTTTGCTACTACAGCAGTAGTACCTGATCCCATGAAAGGATCTAATACTATATCACCTTTCTCACTACCTGCTAGAATACATGGTTCAATCAAGTCAGGTGGAAATACTGCAAAGTGTGATCCTTTATATGGTTTGTTAGTTACTGACCAGACAGATCGTTTATTTTTTGTTGTATATGATTTCTCAAGACCTGAATGCGGTTGGAGTCCTGTTCCTTCGTTGTGGTACTTTCCTTTGCTTCTGTCTCTTGTACCCCAGTCCTTTGCTGGTTCTTTGATTGCTTCATTGTCATAAAAATACTTCTTACTCTTACTCAACAGGAAGATATATTCATGTGACTTAGTACATCTATCCCTAACTGACTCTGGCATTGGATTAGGCTTGTGCCATATTATATCCTGCCTTAGATACCATCCATCTGCTCTTAATGCAAATGCAAGCATCCACGGTATACCTATGAGGTCTTTTTCTTTGAGTCCGTCCAATTTGTTTCCTCTACGAGGACACACATCTGGTAAGTCTTGTTTAGTATTTGAGACTGTTTGTTTAACCAGTCCTTGTCCTCTCCCTGGCCTGTAATTATAGTAACTATCCCCAATATTAAC